TTAATATGTGGTTACCAGTATTTAAATATTTAGTTAAATTTGCTAGAGCTGGAATGTTCAAATTTAAAAGTGGGCAATCTTATGAGGGTGCATATGTAGAAACATCCACAGGTAAATTTTATGCAGGAGATAAACCTGGAGATGAAACTTTAGAGTTAATATATGATGATTCTGAAATTTCACCTGCTATATCTGTAGACGAGCCTGAATTTGTTAGTGAAGCAATTTACCCTGAACCATCTGATTACGACAGAGGGTTTATGATGAGGTACTTTTTGAGAAAAGATACATCTGATAAAATTATTGAAGTAGGAAAACAGTATTACGACAGTGCTTTAACTAAATTATACTTTAAAGGAACAACAGTTAAATGGATTTTAGAAAAACCAGTAAAAGATATATTTAATCAAGGATACTTATTTAAAGGAGCCGCTACTAGAAATAAAGAAAATACATTAAAGGCATCGTTACAACTAAGAGGGTTGGATACTTTTATAACAGAGTATGATAAATTTGTTAATATAGAATCTGATGTAGAAGGTTATAAATTCGAAGAATTACCACCTAAAGAGAAAATAAGAATAATCAGACAACAGCCTAGTACTATACAGAAAGTTCCAATTAAACCTGCAAAACCTAAGTTTAAGAGATTAATCAAAAAGAAGCCTAAAAAGACTCTAAAACCTCTACCACAGCGTAAAAGATCGCCACTTAGAAACCGAGGCGGAGGCGGCGGAGGATCAGCGTTCTATGATGAACAAGGTATTTTTGATCGGGATAGTTTGGACGGTAACATAAGAAACGATCAAGCTAATAACACTTTATCTCAATATTAGTTGCTTTATTAAGACTTTTTTACTATATTAAATAAAAAGGTTTTGTAAGTGTTTTATATAGTAGAAGAAGAATCCAAATTAGTAAATTTAGAAAATCTTGTTAGGTTAGGTTGCTTTGTAGATGTAGTTCCTACACATGATCTATACCATCCCAAACTAACTTCTGCTATTGCTGTCTATATAAGGTTGCTTAAATCTGATCACGGTTATATAATTCCTATAAATCACGATGAAGGGTTAAATGTAGATAAACAACGTGTCTACGAACTATTGCTAAAGAGCAGTAAACTATATACATTTGATAAAAAGAAACTACTCTACTACTTTAATTTACAGGATGCCATAGATATTTCACTATTATATAGCATGGTTAAATTTGATAGATTAGATGTATCTAGAGGTAATTCTACTATCAATTATTTTTACAATAAATTTAGAGATAAACCTTTTGTTAACCGGTTAGTTCCAATAAGTAAATTATATGAATCTTATGAGGAGTTCTATGAAAAAATAAAATTTGTTATAGATTTTGAAATTCCTGATGGATTTGACTTTTATAATAAAACTGCAACTAACGTATTCTATCTTATAGAGCAACACGGTATAGGGGTGTATTACGATCCTTTTGTAGAGACGTTCTCTCCAAGGGATCCATTATATAATATAGTAGATAATAAAGTACTGACATCATACAACCTATACAATGCCACTTCTAGACCTACTAACTCATTTAATAGTATAAATTTTGCTGCAATCCCGCATACAGAAAGACATAGAAAAACTTTCCGCCCTCAAAACGACTACTTTGTAGAGTTTGATTTTGACGGGTATCATCTGCGTTTACTTTCTGAGCAGATTGATTACAAACTTACCTCTGAATCAGCTCATAAACAATTAGCAAAGCTTTACTTTGGTAAAGAAGAAATAACAGATGAAGAATATACTAAAGCAAAACAGATCAATTTCCAGGCTATTTACGGAAAAATACCTGAAGAGCATAAAGATTTAAAGATATTCAAGGAAATACAGGAATATATTGATGCTATGTGGAATACCTTTAGCAACGATGGATCTGTTTGGAATCCACAGTCAGGTAAACAGTTTACTAAAGAGTTAAAAGACATGCATCCAGCTAAGTTGATGAATTATATGATGCAATCGTTGGAAACTTCAAATAATATTCTTATATTAAAAGAAGTATTACGCTATCTTAAAGATAAAAAAACTGAAATAGCGTTATTTACTTACGATGCCATACTTTTTGATTTTAGTAAAGAAGACGGCAAAAAAACTTTAGAAGAAATTCAAAAGATTTTAGAAAAAGATGGGAAGTACCCGGTTAAATTTAAGTTTAGTAAAAATTTAGTTTTGTAGAACAGTTTCATATTTATAAAAGAATGCAATCAGTTACAGATTTTTCCGTCGAGTATGATTTCGACGAAGTATATTTAAACGAAGATATGAGTAATAAACTGTTCTGTACGTTTTCTACCGAAGAAGGACTTGAAGACGTATTATCCTCTATACAGGAGAAATACAGAATAATATACAACAAGATTTTTGTTCTTTATTCAAAGAGCCAAGATGAGTATATTTGCACGTATAATGTAGATTTCGGAAATGTTTCGACGTTTTTAGAGAATACTATTCTTGTACACCGTAAAAAAGAGACTAATACTCTTTATACAATTAACGCCCTAAATACCCTAATTAAAGAAATTAACGGAGGTGTCTTAGATACATCCTATAGAGTTAATTGGGCGGATTACAGAAATTGCATTCTTCTTACCAAAGGCCCAGAGCTAAAAAGAGTAAATACTAAACTTTATAAGATAATAGAGTTGGAGAACTGAAAATAAGTTCTTATATTAGTATAATAAGTTATAAATTTAAAATTAGTTATATGGATTTAAATGCTATCCGCGCAAAACTTGACGCGTTAAACAACAACGGTCAGCAAAGAGAAAAAACTGACTATTCCACTATTTTTTGGAAACCTGAATTAGGAAAGCAAACTGTACGTATTGTACCTTCTGCTTTCGACCCTGCTTTTCCCTTTAAAGAGTTAAAGTTTCACTATGGTATTGGAAAATACCCTATGGTTGCTTTATCTAACTTTGGTAAGCAAGACCCGATTGAAGAGTTCGTAAAAGAACTTAGAAAAACCAATGATAAAGACAATTGGTCTCTATCTGGTAAAATTAGCCCTAAAACTAGAATCTTTGCTCCTGTAATTGTAAGAGGAGAAGAAGATAAAGGTGTAAGATTATGGGGATTTGGAGTAACTATCTATAAGTCTTTACTTGCTTTGGCAGAGGACGAAGATGTAGGTGACTTCACTGACGTAATCAACGGTTGGGATATGGTAGTAGAACAAAGACAAGGTAATCCTTATCCGGAAACTACTGTTAGAATTAAACCTAAACAAACACCTTTATCAGACAATAATGACTTAGTTGATAAGTGGTTAAAAGAGCAACCGAATCCGGTTGAAGTACATAATGAGTACGATTACGACTTTATTAAAAAACAACTTCAAAATTATTTGAACCCAGGATCAGCTGAGGAAGATACCCCTGCAGCTGGTGCTGAAACTTCGCCAGAAAGCACAAGTCCTCAAAAATCAGACTTTACTTTGGAAACAGCTACTGCTGGCAACCAAGATACAGTTAGTAAATTTGATGACTTATTTAATGAATAATGGCAAAGAAGAAAGAAGTACAGGCTAAAGCGACTGCTGCAGTTCAGAAGTCGTTTAATTTAGGTAATTTTAAGAAGAAAAAAGGTTTCTCTAATGCTTCTGTTAAATTTAAGGAGCAAGGTTGGATACCTTTATCTAAAGCCTTTCAAGATATTACTTCCTTACCCGGTATTCCTACCGGACACATCACTCTATTGCGTGGACATAGTGATACGGGCAAAACAACTGCCCTTATAGAAGCTGCGGTGAATGCTCAAAAAATGGGCATTCTCCCGGTTTTCATTATTACTGAGATGAAATGGTCTTGGGAACATGCAAAAGAGATGGGATTACAGATAGAGGAGGTTAAAGATGAAAACGGAAATATTACAGACTACGAAGGACATTTCTTATATGCTGATAGAGGTACTCTAAATACTATTGAAGATGTAGCAGTTTATATTGCAGATCTTATGGATGAACAGGCTAAAGGTAATCTACCTTTTGATATGTGCTTCTTTTGGGATAGTATTGGATCAGTTCCTTGTGACTTATCTGTAAGATCTAATAAGAACAATAACGAATGGAATGCAGGTGCAATGTCTACTCAATTTGGTAATAATCTTAATCAAAAGATTCTATTATCTAGAAAAGAGAATTCACCTTATACTAATACGTTAGTTGCTATTAATAAAGTCTGGACTATGAAACCAGAATCTCCAATGGGTATGCCTAAACTTCAAAATAAAGGTGGTATGTCTATGTGGTATGATGCAACTTTAGTTATTACATTCGGTAATATTACTAATCCAGGTACATCTAAAATTAAAGCTATTAAAAATGGTATGCAAGTCGAATTTGCTAAACGTACTAACGTTCAAGTAGAAAAGAATCATATCGGAGGAGTACAGTCTAGAGGTAGAATTGTAATGACTCAACATGGTTTTATTGAGGATGATAAAAGAGCTATTGATAAGTATAAGGACGCTCATAAAGATCACTGGTTAAAGTTAGTTGGTTCTATAGATTTTGATCTAATCGAAGAAGGTGATTTAGAAGAAACTCCAATTTCACCTAATTTGTTAGATTAATGGCATACGAAGATATTCTAAAAAATTTAAAGCAGACCCCACCCCGTGAGTTGAATGATCATATTCTGATCATTGACGCTATGAATATGTTAATTCGTAGCTTCTCATTACTCAAGGCGATGAACCCATCAGGCACGCATATCGGAGGCCTGGTGGGCTTCCTTCGCTCATTGGGGTATGTAACTAGGATATTTGATCCAACTAGAGTTGTAGTGGTATGGGACGGTAAAGGTGGTTCCGGAAACCGTCAAAACATAGATCCTAATTATAAAGCTCAAAGAGCTACAGCAAGAATAACTCA